GTGGTCCCAGACGCGAATGCCAACCTTAGGTGATGAACTCGGGAAGGAGTATGGCGATTCTTTTTCTGGGTCGCAACCGTGTCTGGTGGCATATGCGGACTTATAAAGAAATTTACCACTATCGTCTACTATATCTTCTAAAACAGACGGGTGATAACGGGACTGTAAGAGCAGTTTAAGTTTTGGAGTTATAGGATTGGCTAACAAATTGTAGAGGGCTTCGTTGTAAGGAGAAACTTCTCGTTCGGGAGCATAGACAACATTTGGAGAAACATATATACCTCGTCTGAGTCTCCCAACTCTACCACGACGTTGAATACGTTCGTGGTGTGTAGCTGGGCCTCGTTTGACGTGTATATGAGAATAGGAAGAGTTGTCAGTGTTTTTAGTAAATAGTACGGTGTTGGACATGGCGAGGTCTACCACTACATCTATATCTAATGTGAAACCGGTCTGTAAAACTGGAGAAGAGAATATGAGGATGGGACCTTTAGTGGACTTAATGGAAGGAACTAATTGTGTTGCGTTAGTGTAAGTGACAGCAAAGACGGGTATGCCCGTGTACATAGACGCGAGATCCGTAGCATCCCTGTCATTTGGGGCGAAAACAAGAACACGCTTGCCAGACGTTGTGGGGTAAATGAAAGGGAGGGGTTTACGGTCGTAGATGTTCTGGATAGTGTATAAGGGGTTAATGACCTCTGTTATTGGGAACAAGGTGGCTTTAGGATCTGCAGAAGCGTTAGGGGCAGTGGCAGAGGTTAGAAAGGCTGAACCAGGTTTCGCTACCCTATTTATGAGGTGGACTGTTAGATGGTCTGTATTATGAGATTCATCTATGAGAATATAACCATCGCGTGGTTCCATTACGTACTCTAATTTGGTGAGGTATATGGCATCTGGGAGTTTCCGCATGTAGGTACGCATCGAATCACGCAAAGCTACCGTGTCAACTAGGATATATAATCTTCCTAATAGTTTAGACAGTATACCGGGTAGGGTGGTAGTCTTACCAACACCCGTAGCGGCATAGAAGAGAATAAGTTGGGTTAGGCGCGGTAATGATTGTATGACATGTGTGGTTAGATTAACTATTGAGTCTGCGGTTAGTTCTATGGGTAAGATGGAATACGGCGCCATCACAAAGGTTCAGTGCGAGAGATTGTCACAGGGGTGTAGTGCGTCCTAAATTGTTTGGCGTCTATATGGGTCAGAGATTCTAGGGCATGAAAGACTTCTTGAAGGTACAGGAACTGTCTGATATAGTCACAATGAGTCTCAGGTACGTGTATATTGGACTTGATAGTGGAGGATATGCCTTCAGTATCAGATCTCTTCACGTCAAGTACAAAGTCACGGATAGAGTTTTGAACTTCCGCGAAGTGTTGGTAATCTCTGAAGGTTGTACCAACAAGCTTCTTGTACCTACGTTCAAGATCGAGAAAGAATTTTCCGTTGGAGTAGCTCATACCACAGAAAGATATTCTTCCTCCTATTTGACACTTCAGTTTCATCTTTGTAAAGTTACTAACGTTTGAGATTTCATCCTCATCTAAGTGAAGCCCAATACCGTATATGAAGCAGTCATCACCTTGACCCACAATCACAGTATCCATGGTTTTAGTCTTCAAGAGCCAGGCTGTGAGGCACATCATTAGTATGGTATTGAACAACAGTGTACCGGGTTCTCCAGACGTCTTCGCAGAGTCTATGATGGCGGACAATGTGTTCGATGATAGAAGGTAGTCATTTCGGATGAGATAGTAGGCTTGCAAGGCTTCCAATGGCATCCCTAACCTAATCATTATATTCTTCTCTATTTCCTGAGTAAATGCGTTTTGACAAGAATCGAATTGAGTACCGTCCATGTACCCACCTATGGCGGATTTTGGAACGGTGCCCATAGCGGTTCTGACTTTTTCTATGAGTTCGACTTGCGTAAGTCTATTGTTGAATACTGCATTGGGTTTCAACGACCTGGCAAACCTTCTACTCATTATACGCATTAAAGTGTGAAATAACGCTACCACAGTTGGGTCCCAAGCAGAAATACCTTGTCCGGCTTTGCTAGCGTCGGTATCGTGAGACCTCGAAACTTTAAAGATTTCTTTCATGAAGAAATTAATTCTTTTATGATCGAAGGTAGCAAAATCACGCACTCTTTCAGGGTAATGTTTCTTTATCGCGTCAGTTAGTGCTTCGTTTAAAACTTGAGACTCCTCACACGAATCTTCACTGATTCTTTTCATGTATTTATGTGCGAAGTTGTCTGAAATTTTTCGAGCTAATGCTTTGGAAGCTGCTGTTAGTTTGATACCTTTGGACGAAACATATCTGGTATGGGCAGTCCGCAACTCTTGGGCAGGACAACTGGCAAGGAAGTCAATGCCTTGGGAATGCATGTATCTATGCCTAGATATTTCGTCTTGCAATGGTCTCTTAGATTTGTTGAGGGGTTGAATCAGGTTTGGGATGTTTACAGAGGCTCTACTTCGTATCATTTTTGTTGTTAGGTGGGAGATATTTAGTGGTGTTAGTGACCCGTACTCTTCGGCGGGGCCTTGGAGATTAGACCGAACGTCAACTATGTCTTCTATAAGTTTGAACCCATCGTAAGGCCTTATCCCAGTAGACTCGGCGAAGAAACTCCTTTCGTCCGGGACAGAAACCTCTTGATAAGATTCGTCGGCGGGTTTGATATAGTGAGTCGTTAGGTCTAGATAGGACTGAGGTACGGGGTTGAAAACGCCAGGGTTGGGCACTAGTGTTAGACCACCTGCCAAGTTACGATACCACTCAGCAATTTTCCGAGCTCTTTTGGTGGTTGTATCGTAGCTGGGATGTTGTGGTAGGAGGGCGTGGGCGTGAAAGTCTTTGATAACAATATTCAACGTGAAGCTTGGGGTAGATGTGTCAGTAGGTGTGTACAAA